TTACGAAATTCGCCGAAATATTATCCGGCGATGGGGCGGGGTATGAATCATTATTCTTTGTAGTAAATATTTATGTTTTCTATGATGACTCCGCCCAGTTCTCTGGCATCTTCTCTGAGCGCCGGCTCAGGTATCGCTACCCGCTGCTTTTGCAGTTCCTCAATGTATTCGATCGCCGCATTCACAACGTCCACGTGTCTGATGGCCGTTGTTCCTTCCGCTATCGAATCACGCATCTCTTCAAGTGCAGTTATTATATCCGTCATGTTCTTCTCCTTTCCTTCGGCACAGTGCGCTCCATGAGTTTCGTTCCTTCCGCCGTAAGTTTATCGGTATTCCTGTCGTGAAGTTTGTTGTGAGTCTTTCTTGAAACCGATATCAGGTTCCAGTCTTCCCACGCATATTCCGGATAATCTTCCACCGGATATATGTGATGCACGAGTTCAGCCTCCTCAGTTCTGCCATATCGCGCCGCTACTTTATCTAAATATTTATCTCGTCTTAATATCTTTTCTCTTTTCTTTTCCCATCGTTTACTTTTATAATCCATCGCCCTGCCTAAAGCAAACAGGAAGACTCCTGCCCTGAACCGAAGTCTTCCTGTTTGTTTTGCCCTTTGATTTAGTCCTTAAATTTTTACAGTACCATAATACCACAGACCAACCGAACAAAACGAACAACCTAATCAAACTGCCTGTTAAACAGCATCCTCACTGAATCGGCAGTATTATTTCCGCCTACGTATCGAGCCGTCTCCTCCCAGGTACAAAGCGACAGACAACGGTACATGACGATCTGGCGCATCAGTGAATCGTCTATCGTTGCGATATAATCATAAATCTCTTTCCGCTTCAGCTGCAGTCTCGCAAGCAGGCCGTCGATAGTCTCGCTGATCTGTGCAGCTCTCACGGCTTTGGCAGCTGTTGCGTCCGACGTCTCCCCTCCGCGTGGCAGACCATCGAGACGAGGCGACTGCAGACTGGTTATGTCATCCAGTTCTCTCTTCCACATCTCGATTTCGCGATTGATATAATATATTTCGCTTAGCTCTTTTCTCGTCATATTCACCTCACATCAAAACTCCAGATCATACATATCGGTCATGTCGATCTGTCTCTCATAATCCTTGAAACTTTCCCGAGGGTTTACAGCTTTTCCTTTCCGCCAGCGTTTTATCCGCGGCTCATCTTCTGTGCTTACCAGGATATACTCCATGCACTCAACTCCCAGTATGGCATGCTCATACTTTCTTTTCGTGTCCTCATCGATGTAATACCCTGCAGGCACTTTTATGTACTGATCGACTTCTCTTCCCGATACCTTTTCGCGCCGCACCTCCGGCATCTTCACATTTCTGCTGCTTGTGTATCTTCTCTTCTGAGGACTCCCATCTTCCCTGAATGTTTTCTCGGTTTCTTTCAGCAGATACTCTGCCAGCCTGTAGTAATTGCCTGTATCATCCAGCAGTACCGGATACTCGTATCCATGCGTCCAGTATTTCTTTACCACGTCCAGATCTACTCTGCTCATCACGATGTGATGATGTATCCTCGTATGTTTATACTCTGTCACCGCTACCCATTTGAACTCGATGTCATTTCTTCTGCAGTAGTTTCTCATATTGTCCAGGAACCTTTTCAGATTCTTCTTTGCTTCCTCGGTAGAAACCAGATCTTTGTATGTCAGCGTGATGTGATAGTCTCCAGGTTTGAAATTATGATTCAGCTTGGCAGTCAGCATCCTCACCGCATATCTGAAATTATTTTTCTGTACAGCTTCGGACGTCGGATACTTCCTCGGTGCTCTTTCCTGCTTTTCTGTTTTGACTCTTGCCGTGGCTTTCAGGAATCTCATGATCGTCTTCCCTGCCACTATCGTATCTCTGAAATACATTTCTTTTTCCTCTATTGTTAATACTCTTATCGAGTTCTAATGCGACCCTGAGGTCGCCGGCATGAATTATATAAATGGAGTATTTTTTAGCCGTCGCATGCAGCTATTGCGACGGCTATACATATGAAGTTTTGATTCTTACTCTTGCTTTTCTTTTTCTATCACATTTCTTAATATAGCGCAGAGCTTTCTGGCCGCATCTATTGACAACGTTCCCAACTTCCTGGATCTGCTTCCATCCCTTTTCCAGTACCTGATGTCAAGCTTCGGTTCTCTGCCATTCCACGAGGTCTTCGTTACCTCTCCGATCCACTCTCCAGCATCATCAAATGTCCCATACCTCTCCAGTATTTCAAAAGTGAATTTTCCACTCTGCCCAGGCTGCTGCGCTTCGGCTTCTGCCGCCCAATGCGGACAGTTCTTTTCTATCTCTGCCTCCACTTCTGATATATATCTGTTTTGAGCATTGCATACGTATGAATCCGTTCCTACCTCTTTAAGGTTTATACAGCTGAAACATCTTTCCAATGTATCCCTCCTTTACATCTCCCTCTCCCATCTATCCTTTTTCACATGTTCTCTATTTCCTCCAGCCTCCACTTCAATGCATGCAAGACAGTCCTTGCAGTTCTCATCACATCTCGACAGGCTGGTCGTTTTGTTCCCTATGATGCCTTTGGCTCTTGTCATTGGTTCATCGCAATATCTGCGTATTACTATTCTTTTAACCGCCATAACGACTCCTTTCACAGCTATTTTCTCGATATGGCTCTGGCAGCGGCATCCAGGCGACTATATCCTTCCAATCACCACCGTCATCGAGATACCACCCCTTATCGTCACAACATTGTTCGCCAATCGATATATAGCCGTAATCGTCTACGGTAAGAATCCGCTCGCCTTCTTCCGGCAGATGACAGGTGAGTGTGAGTTTCCCGCTTTCCTCGTCCACCGCGAATGTCACCGGTATCCATCTATTATCTTCCATTGTCATTCTCTCCTCCAGTGCACTCTTTCTTATAACTGCTTCATCATCGTCTGCATTATCTGTCTCAGTGCGCCTCTGAGCTTTCCCGGATCCGGTGCCGAGTCTGCAGTCTCTATGCTTTCGGCGAAAACGTTCTGCAGCTGGTCGACCTTAAGCTTGAACAGGATAAGCGATTCGTTCGATACGTTCGCAACTTTTGCCTCGAGGTTTTTCACCTGACTGCGAAGCCTGTCATTTTCTTCTGCTGCGCTGTCAAGCTTGTCCGAAACTTCAGCCTGAACACCCTCTCTCATTTTCTGCAGTTCTGCATCGAGTGCCTTTTGTATTTCCTCATCTTTCGCCGCTTTTTCTTTTTTGAGTTTCTCTTTCAGCTTTTCTTCTTTCTTTACAGACGCTTCCAGCTGATTTTGCAGTTCAGTGATCTGTCGTGAAAAAACTTCTTCATCCGGCGCCTGCGCTTTCAGATCGTCAAGCCGTCGTTCAAGAGTCTGACGCTCCCTTTCAGCTTCTTCCTGTCCGCGCTCAAGTCTTCCGATCTCGGACTTCAGTGCGCTGCGCTCGTCTTCTCGTTCTTTCTTCAGAGCCTTTATTTCCTCTTCGAGTTCTTTCACTGTCATGTCCTGCACTTTGTTTTCTTCAGCGAACTTTTCCACCTCGTTTTCAGGAACCTGTAAAAGCTTTAAAGCCTTGGAAATACTCAAATCCGTACACATGTACGTTTTTGCATACGGACTGTTTTCATCACCGTATTCCGCTGCGATCTTCATGAGTTTTTCAGTCTTCGATTTGCTGTAATTCAGATTTTCACTGCACCAGTTTTCCCACTGGCCGTGCTCCACTTTTTCTTTTGCCTCTTTGAGTTTCATGCCTATCTGTATCGCGCCTTCGAGTGCCGTTTTTGCCACCTGGGATTCTATGTAAAGGATCTCGGATGCTATCACCGGAAGGCTTCTTTCGTGCACCACTCTGTACTTAGCTTCGACTATATTGCTCATGCTGTCTTCCTCGCTTTCTTCTTTAATCGTCTGTTGAACTCTGTAACTACCAGATCTTTGAATGCCTCCACCTCAGGAGTCATCCCACAGTTATGCTTTCCGCGGCACTGAACGAACCTTCCGTCCGTATGTATTTCTAGCGTGAAGTAAGGCTCGTCCGGTGCGATCGCTTTTCTTATGAAATATATGACCGTATCACCGGCAGCCACTCTGTCACCGTAAGTTCTGACGCAGTGACTGAGCACTGACGATTCTACGTTCAGATCGCTCTGCGAATGAGCTATCTTCAAGACAAGCGAATCCGTTTCCAGTTCCATGCCGAAATCACTTGCGACCCTTCTGATACCCTCTGTCTTTTCCGCGTCTTCAGCAGCTTCGACCTTTGCCGAAAGTCTTGCATGTGCGATCTGAAATGATTCGGGAAAAAGCACTTTATTTTTACGTACATCGAGACCTAATTTCTCACAGTCTCTGATATAGTCAAGCCAGTCATGGGTACTCACATCGTTTTCAGCGGCCCACGCCGCCCAGCGGATAACGCTTGTAAACTTACATATACGTTCGACTCCGGGTCTGTCATGCACCTCAATGAGTTTCTGCACTGTCCCCCAGGGAAGCATTTTTTCCTGCTCGCTCAGCTTTTGAAAAATCATAAGCTGATAAAACTTGATCTCATGGCATCTCAGCTTCTTTATATGTCTGCGCGGCAGTCTCAATATCTTTTCCAGACTTTTGCCATTCCAGTTTATGCAGCCCGAACCTTTGCATCCGAATACTTTCTGCGCTACTAAAAATTCAAATCCGGCTTTCGCAAGAAGCTCTATGCTCCGGTATCTTAAATGCAGGTCGATATATGAGATATAGTCGTATGCTGTAAATTCATGCCGCTCAAACAGATCCGGCTGCCAGCCGTATTTCAGACAGCTGTGCATGAATACGTTTTCGAGGTTACCGGGATATATCTCCGTCTTTTCAAATCTCGGTGTGGCGTACCAGCTCATTGGAGCCGGCGGATGCGGCAAGCTCACTTTTTTCACCTTTTCCCAGCTCTCCGGATTCCAATACCAACTCGGCTTATGCTTATAGTAAGTACCTCCAGCTTTATCAAAAACATATACCGCCGACATCCATGTACGAAGCTGCGGCTTTCCGATTTCCTCGAAGTCAGCAGTCACTTCCGTGAGCGTGCCATACACAGTGTTTCCTCTGTGCGTAAGGACCAGGACTCTGAAATATTCCGTCAGGTTCTTTCTGCCTTTGCCGCACGACTTATATATCCCTTCGCTTTTACACCTTGGACAGCTCCCCTTGTCGTTATGTTTCATCTCGAATCTGGAGGTTCTGAATCTGTGTCCGCATCTTGTACATACAGCTTCATCTTTACTCCTGTCGTAGATTATGTATGTTTTATCGATCACGTCCTTGTGTATCCATCTGATGACTCCTGCCGGAGCCGGCGGCAGCATCTTCTTCAGTTCTTCTGTATCCATGGCCGCCTCCTTATATGAGATCGAGAACATTTACCGTTCCTGCAGAACGCTTCTCTATTCCAAAGTATTCCTCCGCTATCCTGTAGGCATCTACATCAGAGACGATGCCCACTCCGCCTTTAGCTCCCTTTCGCGCTTTGCTTCTTATCTCGTCACATGCGCCTTTGAGGCTCTTCCCTTCCTGCAGTATCTTCTCTGCAGTATGTTCATTCGTGCAGATTCCAGTCAGGTGCTCTTCTATCGCCTGAGCAAACGGATCATTCATTTTCATCATTTCTTTCGTCAGTTTCTCTATCGCTTTGTTTATCATAATTCCACCTCATCTATAACCTTTCTGCGCTGCGCCTGCAGGGCGATCACTTCTTTTACCACACGGTCACCTTTGCGCGGCTCATTGTTTCTGTAGCAGCGCTTTGCGTAATTTTCTTTTTCTTCTATCTCCTGATCTAATGCTTTGAGCTTCATCTTCCGCTCAGCGTTTTTTCTGTTCTCGCTGATCCGCGCCTGGAGCTTTATGTGCTCAGGATCATCCAGAATGCAGCTTTCGTGTATGCACTCCAGATCCGTATCCCTTCCGAAGCACAGCGTTTTTCTCATTGGGCAAAACAGAAAGGAGCCGTATTTTTCAAATCTTTCCTTGCGAATTTCAGGGTTCATTGTTCAGGCTCCTTTCCTTAAATATTTTGCTCACCTATACCCATGCTGTCGGGCAAATACACATTGCCAGGAACATTGCCAGAATCAGCAGTTCCTCCCCGAGCTTTTTCAGGTTGTCTATCAGCACCTGTGGTGTCCATATGTATCTTTTCATCTGTTTCTCCTTTCGCAAACTTCGGGCTGTATCATCACAGATAGTTCTTTCCTATCAGTGCCATCCAGCACTTTCTCGCCTGCTCCGGTCTTATCCCGGATTCTATCAGCTTGTTCTCGTACATTTCCTGATAATGTCGCTTCCACCAGTTTATCTCCCGAATTATCCAGTCCTCCTGCGCTGCATGGAATTTCCTGTGCATTTCCGGAGAGAGATCGACCTGGAATCCCATCTCTATCGAGGTCTGCCTCCACGGGCCGCCCCAGATCTCATGTCTCTCCGCCCCGGGCTGTCCGGTATAATAGCAGCGCCGTTCTGCCTTGTTCTTGTAACCGTTATGCAAAAGCTGCTTTTTCTTCTTCGCAGGCTTAGGGAACGGGCAGTTTCTGTAATATGAATCAAGACTACTCGATTTCTCCGTTTTGCTCATAGCTGTATCCTCTCTTCACTTTTATCTTCTCACCGCCGGACAGGGTGAATGTCGTTCCGTCTATCTTCAACGTCGCCTGCCTGATCTGTCTGTCAACGATCATGTTTCCTATCTCTGTGAGTTTCGTGAGGACTTCACCGGATACCGGCTTGAACATGAGCTCCTCACATCCCTCGCCAGCAAGCCTTATGAGCTCCTCTCTCAGCTCGAACTTCTTCCGTTCAGCTTCCATTTCTTTTTCCCAGCCACCGCAGGAGCATTTTTCAGATACCGCTTCGTCTGCCGCACGCTGATCTTCTTCAAGCACACCGTATTCATTTCCGCAGAACCTGCACTTTCCCATCAAACTCTCCATATGCTCTCCTCCTAATAACCATATACTGCACGTCCCACGTCTTTATATATCGCTCCGCAGCTGTCACCGGTTATGTTCACAGCTACCACGTGCCCGCCGCAAAAGGTGATCTCAGCAAACTCTTCTTCGCCCTCTTTCGCATAGTGTATACTTTCGACATCGCTTCTGTAGTCTGAAGATATGAGCAGACTGAGCCTCGTTATATAATGTCTCTTGTTTTCGTATGTTGACCTTTTCATCACTGGAGCTCCTTTATAACTCTGACTTTAATCGTGATCGCAGTTCTCTCTTCGCCGCTAAGCTCGATAACTGTAAATGCCGGCTGCGCCGCGATCTCCATGCCGTACGGCATCAGATGTGTACCTGCAACCGCTATGGCCTTTACCGCCTGGTTCACAGCTCTCGCTCCAACAGCCTGGAGTTTTATCTCATTCCCCTGCTTTATTATGTTTGATATCGCACCCGCCAGACTCTTCACTTCCGTTGTTCCTGCTACAAATAGCTTTTCCATCGTTTTCTCCTTTTCTATTCGTTCATCAGTTTATCTATCACACCGGGCACCGACAGCATAAGCGTCACTCCCAGTGATATCAGCGCGCTTGCTATTTTTTCTTTCATCTGCACCTCCATTACTGCTTTATAGTGTTCTCTAGGATCCTCGCCGCTACATCTTTTACAAAGTATCGCCGGCCGCGGCCGTCAGGGATATAGTCGAGTCCTGCGATGTACATCTCAATCTTTTCAGTCCTGTCGTTCCTTGATATGTTCAGATATCTTGCCAGCTGACTTCTGCTGATCGTTCCGCCGCAGCCTGTAGCTTCACGGATATCTCTTGTAAGCTCAGCTCTGTTCATTTCTGCCTCCACATTTCTTTCCTCATTCGTATTTCGTTTATATGTACTTTCTCATGCATGCATTGCCAGCTTTCATTCTTCGCCGCATGAGCCTGCAGTGCATTTCTTGTGCTGTTCTCATGCTCATACAGAGCTCTGACCGCTTCCTTCATACACTTCGTTTCCCGTTCCAGACTTCGAATGCGAGCGTATGTAATGATCAGCGCTGCAGCTATCAGCACGATTTCTATAAATATTTTGATTCCTGACACTGACATCGTGTTTCTCCTTTTGCCTTCTTTTCCGCTTCATCAGTCTTTCTGTATTCAGCCTCCGTCGTCTCCCAGTCTGTCGCTATCAGGTCGCTTTTACGAAGATCCCACCGGGGCTGTATCATATACGGCGTAATCATAACCATCGCTGTTTCCGGATTGTCCGTCGGCATGATCGCATGACCCTCAGCCCAGCTTTTCCTTCGGATCCAGCTTCCTCCACCAGCCTCAGCTATTACCATGATTTCAAAAATATTCATATTCACTGCTTTATTCCTCCCTACTCTCCTTCCGCTTCAAGCAGCTTCTCTATGCTGCATCCAAGTGCTTCCGCAATAGTCTTTCCTAAGATCATCGTCGGGCATCTGCTATCTCTTTCGATTTGAGCTATCATCACGCGACTTACATTCGTTGCGGTCGCCAGCTCTTCTTGTGTCATTTCTTTCTCAAGCCGAAGCTTTTTTATATTAGATCCTACACTCATCCTTCCATCTCCTTTTACAGTCTGTATATGCGGAGCTGTCAAGAGCAGGTCCGCATTTTTATGTTACGAGCGTAACATAAAAATTAACTTTAAGTTAGCTTGTAAGGCAAAAAAATATTATCTTTCGGGATTTTATACATTCGAGACATCATCTCCAACTGTGGCACCCCTGGAGCGATTTTTCCTTTTTCCCAATTTATTATCGTCTGCTTTGACACATGCATTTTCGCTGCAACATCTCTCTGTGTCATTCCCGCGTTTACTCTCGCTGCCGCAAGAGATATGCGAATTTCTGCCATTCGTCTTTCCTCCTTAATTCCCCGTCAAGCCGATAGGTCAGCTGTCATTACTACTTCTTGATAAGTTTAATAACGCATATCAGCGTTATCACAGAGCATATCATGCTTATTACGCTCAATACAGTGTCTAACATCTCTTACCTCCTTGCCGTCAATGCAACTATTATATATTGACAGTGAGCTCCAGAAAAGATATTATTTAACCGTCGGGGAGGTTTCCCTCCCCTGTCTCTTACTCTATCAGCTTGCTAATCAGTTCGATCAGCGCTGTGATAAGAGAGACGATTGTGGTGACGAGGGCGAGCTTTTCAGTTCGCTTTTCGTCTTTTTTGTCTTTTCTGCTCATCTGCTTTTCTCCTTTCCTCTTGATGATTTTATTATATATTAACTTTAAGTTAATGTCAATACCAAAAGTTAATATATTTTATTTTTGTTCTTGCTTTTTGTTAATCAATATCGTACTATAGCATTAAAAAGGAGCATCCATATGTTTGATAAAGAATTTGAAGCAAAAGTAAACTCTGCTGTTGCAAAAAACCTCAGATACTATTTAGATATAAACGGTATGAACCAGGCAGATCTAGCAAAGATCATGGGAGTAACGACCGCGACAACTTCCAACTGGTGCAAAGGTGTTAAAATGCCGAGAATGGACAAAGTAGACAAGATCTGTTCTATCTTCAATATCAAACGTTCCGACCTCATAGAAGACCATGCAGATAAACCAATAAATAATACCTTTATATACACCGCTGAGGAAACGAACCTTATCAACAAGTATCGCACCCTGAATGAGGCGGGACAAGATAAAGTCAATGATTATATCGATGATCTTGCTTCATCAGAAAAATACAGAAAATCCGGCGCATCATCATTAAATACAACTGCACATGATCCATCGGATCGGAATGCCAGCAAGGTATTAAAGAATATAAATGATTCGAAAATCAAATCCGCATTATAACACAAGGAGATTGAGATCTATGGATAAACAGCTTATACGGGAATTGAAACTTACATTCGATGATATTATACGCACCACTGAAGATGGAGTAGAATATTGGAATGCAAGGGAATTATGCAAAATTCTCGGTTACAATGAATTTAATAAATTTGTCCCCGTCATAAAGAGAGCCATGATAGCTTGCGAAAATAGTGGATTTTCAGTGCCTGACCATTTCGCCGAAGTGAGCGAGATGGTTCCAATAGGAAGCGGAGCGCATCGAGAGTTTAAAGGATACCATCTCACTCGTTACGCTTGCTACCTAATAGCACAAAACGGTGATCCTCGTAAAGATGAGATATCTTTCGCGCAAAGCTATTTTGCCGTTCAAACTAGAAAGGCCGAAGTTATAGAACAAAGACTCGATGAACTCAACCGCCTTCAACTTCGCGATCAGCTTCGTACTTCAGAAAAACGACTATCACAAAATATTTATGAACGTGGTGTTGACGAACGAGGCTTCGGTCGAATTCGATCCAAGGGTGATGCTGCGCTTTTCGGCGGAAAGAGTACTAAACAAATGAAAGCAGACTACGGCATTAAGAGCGGAGCACTCGCAGATAAACTCCCCGCTGTCACAATGGCAGCCAAAAACCTTGCAACCGAAATGACCAATCTGAATGTAGAGGAGAAAGACCTGTATGGCGAAACTCTCATAACTGATGAACATGTACAAAATAATTCCAGCGTTCGCAAAATGCTCGGAGAACGTGGAATAAAGCCCGAAGAATTGCCTCCAGATGAAGACATTAAAAAAGTTGAACGGAGAGTAAAATCGGATGAGAAAAAACTCGCACAAAACAAATAATCTCTTTGTAGCATAATGCGCGCCCTTTTGCAGGACTGCTACTTTATATAGATTATCCCTTCTTTAGCTCTGGGATTTAACGATATGTATAACGTATCTGTTTCTTTCTCATATATGCTGTGGATGTTAGGATCTTCTATGTAGATATAGACCTTTTTCATATTCCTCCCCTTTCCGGGCGCACGGAATATTATACACTGATGAATGTAACTGTTCATTCCAGCAAACACAATGAGTTGCCAAAGATATTTTGACAACCAAAACAACACTACACAAGCGCAGAAACAGGAGGTTTTATGTTTTTCTATTTTTTCGATGATGACGGTCCGGAAGAACGAGTCACTGAATACAGCGAAGCTACTTTCGAAGATATCAAGCATGTTGATGAAGATGGAAACGAATTCTGGTATGCCCGAGAGCTGCAGAAAGTTCTGGAATACAAAGAATGGCGAAATTTCTCAAAGGTAATAGAGAAAGCAAAAGAAGCTTGCAAAAAGGCTGGAAACGTTGAAAATTCCCATTTTGTTGACATCAACAAGATGGTAAGAGGCGGTGTTGCCGATATTCCCGTAAAAGATATCATGCTTTCTCGTTACGCCTGCTATCTGATCGTTCAGAACGGCGATCCGTCAAAGGAAGTTATCGCTCTCGGTCAGACATACTTTGCTGTTAAAACACGACAGCGGGAATTGATCGAGCAATATGATGATCTTACCGAAGACCAGAAGCGTTTATCGATCCGGAAACAAATGGTCGAGCACAACAAGTCGCTTGTAGAAGCTGCCAGTGCTGCCGGTGTCAAGACCAGCATTGAATATGCTGCTTTCCAGAATCATGGATACCGCGGTCTGTACGGCGGACTGGACGCCAAAGGCATCCACGAGAAAAAGGGGCTTAAGAAGAGTCAGAAGATCCTCGATCATATGGGAAGCGAGGAACTTGCAGCCAATCTATTCAGAGCAACGCAGACAGATGCAAAACTCCGCAGAGACGGCATACAGGGAAAAGATAATGCAAACAAAACTCATTTTGAAGTCGGACAGAAAGTAAGACAGACTATCAAAGAGCTTGGCGGCACGATGCCCGAGGACCTTCCCACCCCGGAAAAAAGCATCAAGCAGCTCGAACGTGAGCAGAAAAAATTAAAGTAAAAACAAAAGCCTCACTTTCATGAGGCTAATGCATATGGGCTGTAATGATACACCCCGAAATTCGCAACTTCATTGTATCATTACAGCTCGGAGTTTTCAAGAATTCCGGGTATTTTTATACCCATTTTTAGGAGAGGATGCAGTGAGCAAGGAATACAAATATCGAAAGAGAAAAGTTTACAACGGTGTAACTATAGATGTCAAAGCCAACACCGAGGAAGAACTAGGAGAAAAGTATGCTCGTAAAAAGTTTGAGATCGATCACGCTCTCTCCACTACCGGAGGAAATACCCTCGTGAATAAATGGGTCGAATTTTTCTTTGATACATACATGTCCGGATCCATAGGAGAGGATACTCTTACTGACAGGCAAAACATGTATAAGAACCATATCCGTCCATATATCGGTGCATTAAAGATACGCGAAGTAAGCGCCGGCGACTGCCAGGAGATAGTAAACAGAATGCAGGGATATTCTAAGGATCGCATCAACAAGCTTTGCCAGCTGCTGTTCAATATTTTCGACAAGGCGAGAAAGGAAAGAATGATCCTGAATAATCCAGCTGAAGATCTTACCCGCATACCGGGCGAAGACAGGAAGAGACGCGCTGCCACCATGCAGGAAGTCGCGATGATGCTGCTGGTAGCTAAAGAGCACCGCGCTGGCCTGTGGCTGAGGACTATATGGCGCTGCGGGTTCCGGCCAAGTGAAACAGATATTTTCAGAGGAGCTCATATAAATTATGAAGCCGGTCTGATATTCATCGATGGTACTAAAACCGCATCCGCTAGGCGCATCGTCCCCGCTCCTGTCGATCTGCTCGAGGATTTCAAAGCGCTCGGTCGAAAATCAGATGATCTCATATTCCAGAACACCCAGGGATACCGGATGCGAAAATCGTCGCGCGCGAAACTCTGGAATTCTTTTAAGCGTGAAATGAATATAAAAGCCGGCTGCAGGGTATATAAAAATCAGCTGCAGGAAACCGTCATTGCTGATGATCTCGTTCCATACTGTTTCAGGCACTCATTCGCCACGGATCTAAAAGATGCGAATATCCCATACAGGATCCGGCAGGAACTTTTGGGACACTCAGACGGTTCTGTGACAGACCGGTACACTCATAGGTCCGAAGTTTCCCTCAACACCGCCCGGAAGCTTCTGATAGAGTTCCGCGGCGAGCAGGATGAAAAGATAAAGGAAGCTCAGCGAAACATATTGAAAAACGGGTATGATGCGTCTGACAAACAAAGCGAAGATCTGGCATATAAGTATTTTCCTGAGCTATTTTAGCCAAAAAGTTTCCACGCATGTTTCCACGTTTGCGAGTGCATTTCCGCTCATTTCTGTGCATATATCCATTTTTTAACATCATCATTACAAGCCTGCCAAGCAGGCTTTTTTCTTATCATTTCACCTCATGCGCAAACACCGAAACCCATTGGAAACACACGCTTTCATTGGAATTTCAACATAATAAAAAACCTGTCTTTCAATTAAGAAAAACAGGTTTCGGTCTGGTGATCCTACCGGGAATCGAACCCGGGTTACCGCCGTGAAAGGGTTTTGTGAATCCCAGTGTTTGCAATGGGTCTGAGGATTTTTTCCACAGCAGTTTCCATGATTCTATCGCTGCAGCATTTCCAATTTACCGATCAGAGCCTCCTCGAGCGTCCGAGAGAAGTTTATATGTTCATTCTCCGCCGCTTCATTCAGCCACGACGGAATCGTTAAAGTTTTTTTGACCTTTTTATTATCGTGCCTTTTCCTGTACTCTTTAAAATCAACGTCTACATACGTTTCTGTTTCACCCGCGGCCGCTTTATATTCTGCCGAACCCGGTTCCGGTATAGCATCGCCCGTATCCTGCATGGTAATGCCCATCAGTCCGATGGCATCTCGCGCCATATAAATGGCATCCGCTATGTCGTCTCCCTCCGTATACATATCAAAATCCGGAATATATACCGTATATCCATGAGGTTCTTTTTCTTCTGGAATCAAAACTATTTTATATGCCTTTCTCATTTTTAAACGCTTCCTTTCTGTATCATCAAGCCCCTGAGAGCCGGGGGCTTTCACAGCCCCCATTTTCTTATTATTGCCTTTGCAAGCCTTTCATTAACTTCGTTGTGTCGTGGAATCTGTTCTTTATTCGTGCCGTTAGTCCATATATCATGGTTGCCACCGTGAGCTAGCAAATACCAGCCTGCATTCTTCATTTTTTTCTCAAGGTCTCTTCTTTTCATTCTCTCCTCCTTGTATTTATATTGTACGTGTTTTGTACGTATGCGTCAAGTTCTTTATTAATTTCATGAAATAAAAAATCCCCCGTCATACCGAAGTAATCAGGGGGATAATTTCATTTGTTCAAATCTTTCGTCGGCAGTGCTCGCACTTTTTCCATTCTCGACTCCATATCACCATTCCAGCCGTGCGCTTTATAAAGCTTATGTAAATGTTCGATCTCTCGGCGCTGTTCCGGAGTCGCATAGTCCTGATCCAGCAAGTGCTCAACCTTGCCGGACAGTGTCGAATATGTAAGCACGGAAAGCGTCTGCCTCGTTAGTGATTTTCTATCTATTATCCGAAGGATTATGGATGTCACTCCTCCGGTTCCGAACATCAGTAAAATATCTTGCAGCCAGTCCATTTACACCTCCTTATATCCTCACGGCATAAGCAAGGTAAATCCATCCGGCGCCGCTTTTCAGCCTGCCCCAGCCGTTTTGCGTCGCAACGATCGTATAAACGCCGGGCTTGATGAAGCCTTTCTTGCCGTAGCTCGTTCCCGGACCCGTCCTGATGTAAAGATCCTTGATCGTTACCTTGACCTTGAACGCGCCTGTTGTTGCCGCAAATCCAGCCGCTTTATAGCCTTTATCTGCGATGCCAAGCGTTTTGAGAATACCTCGCGCATATGCGTATCCGAACGCTCGCTGCTCGTCTGCAGTATCTGCGATCTGAACATCTGTTGCATTATCAACGAAGACACCCTCGCAGATGACAGCCGGCGCATCTGTCAGCCGGATCATGCCGTAGTAGTCCGTGCCGTCTGTATCTCTGCGCGTTTTCAGCCCTCGCGAGTTCTGACCTATCTTCTTGACCTCCGCCTCGATGTTTTGTGCCAGAGTTTTTCCTCTGCCGCCACCGACTGTATGATAGACCTCAAATCCATCGCCACCTCCAGCGTTGTTATGGATCGAAATGACCAGATCGGCGTTCCAACTGTTCGCTTCGCGCGCCATGCTGCCTATCGATGTATCTGTGCTATTGCTTGTCCTTGACATCTTCGTGCTCACACCGTTCGCGTTCAGATAGTCCCTGCATGCTAATGCCATAACCAGATTCACGTCACGCTCAACGATGTATTTGACTGCGCCCGAATCGCTTCCGCCGTGGCCTGCGTCTATGTATACTCTTGCCATGTTACGCCTCCTCTTCCACACAAATCGCTGTAATACCGTATGCTCTTGCCGCATCGTGTTCAAGCTTACATCCTCTTGCATCTCGCCACCCCTTGGCAAAATATGCGATATCAGCATCCGAAAGCAGCTCAAGCGACTTTCCTAAAAACCACAGAGGTTTTGCGCCCGCCGGTGCGCCTTGAAAAAATGAATCGATTACTTCCACAGGCTCCCCGAAAAAACTCTGCGCATCACTAATCGCCTTTTCTCTTTCACGAAGTATTTCCTCATCGCTTTTACCCTTCATGGGCTGTGATATAAAAAGTTTCTTCATTATTTTTCCTCCACTTCCGGCAGCCCCGACACTGATGTCAGCAATGACAATATCCCCGCCATCACTGTTGCCGACGCTACTATAGCCCAGTTCGTCTCTGTAATCATTGTGGATGCTCCAATCGTAGCGACGGCTGCCTGCGCCATCGTCTTGATAGCTCGCACTCCTGCCGCCTTCCACCAAGCTTTACTTTTCAGTGTTTTCATCTCTATCTCCTTTCACTGTATCCCGTCTGGGATAGTTGTAATAAATTTCATTCCCGCTTCCGGGGATGATGATCGTTCCGGCTTTCAGCACTATGCTGTCAAGCTCAACATCTTCATGTGTCTGGATGATCTTATTGATGCTGTCGACTTTTATCTGTGCCGACCCATCACTGTTCACGAATATAACATTGCTCGCTGCTTCGTACTCGCGCGGCGTTGTTGCAAATAAATACGCCGCTGCAGCGATTGTCATTGCCGCAACGACGCATATCGAAATTATAAGTTTTTTCATGTCTATTCCTCATACTCTTCCCACCCGGCTGGATACTCGTCAGGAGACCATGTATTGCCGTCTATCAATGACTTGTACAGCTTTTCATTGTAGCTGACAATATCGCCTTTATTGTAGGCATCGTGAGCCCCTGATGGACGGTTCCAGATCGGGTAGCCTGCCGGCGTCAAGCCGATCGCAGTATACAGCGCCGGAGTCTCGTTAGGCTTCCAGTCTGCCTGAGACGTATGCGCTTGTACCACTTTATACAACTGCGGATCACCCGTACTGTTTTCACCATACGAGAAAATTTCCCCTACGGCGTATGCCCTATTAACTTCATATGCAGGGAAAACGGTTGCTACCTCTAAGGCGGTATCTTCGTCTAACGTCTGGACAAATAACTGCAGCGCTTTTCGCAGCTGTTCCACTCTCAAAGCTTTATTCATCGCTTTCACCCCCTGTTCCGAGTAAGATATTCCACAGGTCATCGCCTGTCGGCTCTGGTTCTGGATCCGGATCCGTTTTCGGCAGTGGATCATAGACATATGATCCGTCTATGTATTTGTAGTCGGTAATATCGCCGTCCGGCAGCGTCTCGACAATTGGCATGCCGGCCGCTGCGTACGTTTCGTATGTAGCAGACAGTATCCTACTGTCCGCATCTAAATTCAGTGCATATTTGCTCATTTATATCACTCCTCTCACAGTGTAGATCGCAGCTGGGATTTGATACTTATTGTTCACTGTACCAGCTGACGTCGATGTTATGCTTCCCTTCATGTAGTTGTTGTGAAAATGCACGCCTGAAACCGACGCCTTGAAGGGCCTTGTGTGATACCCGATAGACGAATACGCAGCCTGCGCAAGCAAATATGAAATATATGTTAAGTCAAGTGCCGCGATATGCGTCTGAACATATGTCAAAGTATCTGTTGCATAAAACGTCTCGACAAGTACAAAATCTGCGTCTGAAAGATCTACACTTATATCTTGTTCGCTGAAATTACTTGTAGGATTTGCATTTTCCCACACTTTTTTGATTTCCACTTTTTTGCCGCTCATCGCCAGTAGATTTTGCAATGCCTTGTTATATTCGTCCTGTTTGCTGTTACTTGCCATTCTGCACACCTCCTCGCTTGAAGAGTCTGCGCAGGAATCGGGTTAGCCTAGTACCCCCCCCAGAAAGTTTTATCCCGTAAATAAACAGCGGTATGCAATTGGCGGTGCCGTTCGTTGGATATACTGTATCAAAATTTACAAAAGTATAGTTATTGGTGAAATATCTCCTACTCCCATCAGCCGCATTTATTATACCCCCGCCGTTCGCAGCGGGTGAGATAATCGGCGGCGTCATTCGCGTATTTGAAGATGTATTTTGATTGAATATGACCATGACATAATCGTACCCGCTTAAATCTAGCGTTATCTTCTGATTTGCAAATGCGCTTGTCCAGCTTGCATTTTCCCACAGCTTTGTAAGCGCCACTTTGGTATTTGTCATCTTGATCAGATTCTGTATGCTGCTGTCTATATCATTTATTCCTGCCATGTTTTCCTCCTTTCTACTACTCTATCGGATACCCTGCAGCCGCGAACATTTGCTTTGTTTTATCAGATATCCTCGCCGCTTCTGTTGATATCGCAGTCTCAAATACCGGTGTGACTGCAGTCAAATTTATTCCGTCCAGTGCTATCTGAAACATCGGCATGTCCGCCACAGTATCGCCATTATCCAGATCACCTTCTACGTGCGATGGAACTTCCGCTTCTCCCGTCGTCGGAGTTCCCATTATCACGACCCAATCGCAGCTTTGTGTATTCGTCTCTTCATTTATCGTCCAGCGCTGCACAGCAAGATCTATTCTTTTCTCTCCCTGATTTCCGTTTTGTATCGTAAGCGGATCATACGTACCTATCGGAACGCACCAGAATCTTCCCTGCAACATCGCTATGCCACTTCTTACTCGCACTTCATTATTGCTTTGGATATCCGCTTCAAAGTTGAGCGTTTTATCGTCTGCAATAACGCATGTATCGAGTCCGAAGATCGCGCGATGCCACATCGAATCCTGTGCAGGAGTTATGTGCGCACTCCCGTGTCTGCTCGTTATCGCTATAGACATATATACCTTGTATGATAATTAGGAAGCCAGTTATCACACGTTTCCTTTCTTTTGATATTGTGGTTTAATACATTCAGATACTGTGGACTTTTTATGTTATTTTGTAGCTCTGACTACTCAAAGGAGTGTATTGCCACCACTTTTATCTGAATCGTTTATTAGCTGGATGTGCCTCGGGATTTCCACCCATGAGTACTTATTTCAATCAAGTCTACGATGATAATCGCTAGTGGATATCACGGTATCAGACTTTAGAAAGGGAGGTGCTACCTCATGATGTTTTACGCTGGCATTGATATTGCCAAACTCAACCATTTCGCCTCAGTCATTTCGGATGAAGGCGAAGTACTCATCGAGCCGTTTCAATTCTCTAACGACAGTGATGGCTTCCAGTTGCTGATCTCCATCCTCGATTCCTTCGAGAAGGACAGCCTCATCATTGGTCTTGAATCTACGGCACACTATGGCGACAACCTTGTTCGATACCTCGTCGCTTCTGATTACAAAGTGTGTGTGCTCAACCCTATCAGGACTTCCACCCTGCGCAAAACCAACATCCGCAAGACGAAGACCGATAAAGTCGACACATACATCATTTGCAAAGCTCTTATGATACAGGATCATCTCCGGTTCGTTTCTTTCTACGATCTGGATCTCTCAGATCTGAAAACTCTGGGACGCTTTCGACAAAAGACCATCAAACAGCGGACTCGTCTGAAGATCCAGTTGACATCTTATGTCGATGAAGCCTTCCCTGAACTACAATACTTTTTCAAATCTGGCCTGCATCAAAAATCTGTCTATGCGCTTCTTAAAGAAGCTCCTACACCGGAAGCGATCGCTTCTATGCATATGACTCATCTGGCTCATCTTCTCACTGTGACTTCCCACGGTCACTTTGATAAACGGACGGCTCAGCAGTTAAGAGCTCTCGCACAGAAGTCTGTCGGTGTCAGCGACAGTGCTATATCTATTCAGATAACTCAAACCATTTCACAAATCGAGTTACTGGATAGTCAATTAAAAAATGTGGACTCTGAAATGACTGAAATCGTGAAATTTCACGACTCCGTCATCATGACCATTCCCGGTATCGGCTATATCAACGGGGGAATGATCCTGGGTGAGATCGGTGATGTCCACCGTTTCTCAAGTCCGGGCAAGCTGCTGGCATATGCCGGGCTTGATCCTTCTGTTTATCAGTCTGGAAACTTCCAGGCCAAACGGACAAGAATGTCCAAACGTGGATCCAAAGTCCTTCGATATGCACTTATGAACGCAGCTCACAATGTCGTAAAAAACAACGCCACCTTCGAAGCTTATTATGAAGCCAAGAAGAGCGAAGGCCGGTCTCACTACAACGCTCTTGGGCACTGTGCCGGCAAACTTGTCAGGATCATCTGGAAGATGCTCACTGACGAAGTAGAATTTAACCTCGATTAGAGGTCATCTATTATTGGGCAACCCTTTGGAAACGCTTCATTGGGAAGCTTTATTAAGGTTACCCTTTTTACCACGAAAAAGAATTTTTAATTTCCTGCTATTTTAAGCTTGACTTTTCATAGCTGGTCTCCTTATGCTATCTCTTCATTTTCTTCTCCTTCACCGGCAACGCTATACTCAACACTTTGTATGCCACCGGCCACTCTCCAAATTTTCCCCGACACCGGTTTTTTTGCATATAGCCCGGTAAGATAGTCTCTTCCGCCGACAATGTCACCGATCTCAACATCAACATTGAGAGTAGCTACATTCATTTCAAATACTGTATGATTCATAAGCTCCTGCAGCTTATCAATTCCTTTCTCCTTAAGTTCTTCAGCTTCTGCATTAGTATCTTCGTAAATTCCCACGATCTCGTCTACCCCTGTATAATATGGCTGCTCACCTATACTGCCGTCAGCCTGAACATATAGATCGACTACCGCTCTGTCTTTCAGCTCGCCCGTCCCAAGGCAAATCAAATGATTTATTCCATTTCGAACGTTCTGGAAAGTGAAGTCGAGCTGATCATCCTGACTAAGCTCTATCGTCTCGCTGTAGTCAACAATAGGAGTTGCCGAAAGTTCTACATATCCCGGTGCCCCTCTTTCTCGCTGTATGTACTTGATCTGTAACTTGTACCCGACCGACTTCAGCATTTTCATTATGCCCTTCAACATCGTAGTGTATCTATTGAACTGAAAGTTTGATACGCTCTGCCCCGTATCTTTCTCAGAAACCAAAAATAGAGAACCGAACGAGCCAGATATCAATGTACCTAAACACTCATTCAGTTCTCCGCTTATTTTCAAATAATCTTCCCCTGCAGGAGGCCTCAATATTTTCTTGTTAAGAAGCCCTCTCCAGGTATATCCTTTAATGCTTATCGTATCCATGGATGTATCCGTATTCACTTCGCCTATTATGCCACCATATTCTGTTTCCGGCACGTATATCATATTTCCGAACGCAAGATCATCTTTTGTTTCTCCGCGATTTATTTTAAGCTCGAAAGTATTTGTATCTTTAAGATCAATATCTACCTCAGCATCGAATAGCCTCCTGATGTCATTTGCAGTTCTATCAGTCAGGATAAGTTCCATGTAGGTTCACCTCTTTCAAGATATAAAATCAGATCAAATCCGAATGCTGCAGTCCAGACTATGTTCAAGTCTCCCGACGGTATTTTATCGAAAATAGTTTGTTTTTTCCCTCGGAGATCATATATATTCTGATCCGTTCCGTTTACTCTATGCTTTATGACCGTATTGCTTCTGCTGTCTATAGTCAAATACTCACCAGTTTCAAGAGACGTGAAGACTTCGTACGGATGACCGTTTATATTCACTTTAGGATTTTCGCATGGTCCGTATATTATCATCTGAAATTCACTGCTTGCAAAATGGTCTATACTCCACAGCTTCGCGCCTTCTGCACCGGCTGCATAGTCATAACTGTAGTCATAATCGTAATTCAGACCCGTTCCTGTGTTTTCTTCCGTGTCTTTCCCTGCAGGAAGAAAACTTCTTTTTTCCTCACGAATGTAAAACGGATACGGAGCTATGAATGTTAGCTGTTGCTCCCATCCATAGAACTCCTGAGATGCTACGGACTCTCGTTCGATAAACCACCCTCTTATATATTCGCTGTCAAACCACAGACTGCCCTGAACCATATTGATAACGTCAGTTTCGCACTCCTCAAAGAACAGATTCAGATTTTCGCTTATGCCGTCCAGTGTTCCCCGGAACTTCAACCTTATATCCATTTCCAGAATCTCTTTGCCGAACGATGTGATTTTTTCTCCGAACTGCTGCGATACAGATTCATATGTCCATGTAGATGTGTGCGGGTTACATTCCTTTATGGCCAGATCGTAGCCCTTGTTCAAAGTAAACGCCTTTCCGTTCACGCCGCTCACATATTTGACTATCATGCAAATGTCACCCCCTGTTCTGCAAGCGGTCCTCTAAGCGCTCTTCCCACAAGCCTTCCGTCAAGATATATATTTTGAGCTCCTGTATAAGGGCCTTCTGTACCTGTAAGACCTGTTATCGGAGCTGCTGCCGCTTTCACAGCGCCATCAATTGCACTAAGTGCCGTTCCGGCAGCCATTGCTATCTTTCTATCTACATTTTTCATTCCACGTTCAAATCCCACATCTATTCCGGCAGCAAGCCAGCCTCCTATTTTCGCAGTCTCTTTTGACGGAGAATGTATACCGAAAACCGACTTTAAGCCGTTGAGAACTGACTTTCCGAAACCTTTGACTTTATCAAGGATCCAGCCGACTTTATCTCCTATGCCGTTCCACAGACCTCTTACCCAGTCCGCCCCGACCGACACGAGCGATCCCATTCCGCTCCTGATCCTTCCAGGAAGTTGTCGAGCAAAGCTCGTGACATTACTAAACAGCGATCCGATCCAGCTCGATATACCACTCCACAACTTTTGCAATATCTGAACGCCTGTATCATATATCTGACCAAGTAAAGAAATCAGTCCCTGTACGATCGCCATCATTATCTGCGGGATCGCCGCAATAAGCTGCGGAAGCGCCTGTATAAGGCCCTGAGCAAGAGCGACTATGATCTGGATCGCTCCATCTATTATCGTCGGCAGATTTTGTGTTATCGCATCCACGATAGCAGTTATGATCTGTGGGACCATTTCAACAAGCATCGGGATAGCCTGTACGAGCCCCTGTATCAAAGCAAGCATTATCTGCACGGCTCCGTTTATTATCGTCGGCAGATTGCTCGTGATTGCCGTTATCAGCGCATTTATGATCTGTGGAATCGTAGCAACTATCTGCGGTATCGCCTGCACAAGCCCATCGACAAGCGATGTGAATATCTTAACACCTGCCTGAATGATCACCGGCAGCGCAGCGGTAAAGGCCTGCGCGATCTGCGGTATCATCGCTACCGCCTTATTGACCATACCGCTTATATTATCTGCGAAGTTCATTACCATCTGCCCTGCAGCATCGCTGTCTTTTGCGAACTGATATATAAGCACCCCCGCACCTGCGACTGCAGCGCCAAGAGCCACCCATTTACCAACGGCCAGCGCCTTACTCAGCGCCTCCTTCGCTTTTGCCAGTAACGTCGTCGCCGTTGCATTTGCCGTCGTTGCGGCAGTATTGGCAGTAGTCGCGGCAGTATCTACTGTAGTCGCAGCCGCCTTTTTACCAAACACGATCCCTATCTCGCCAGCTACTTTTTTGAAGCTTTCTATCCCGTCTTTTATTTTTATGAATGCAAGTGCTGCCGGGCCAGCCATGGCTACCATTCCTGTAAACGCGCCTATAACTACCTGTATTCCGGCAGGGAGCTCTCTTATCTTTTCGATAAGACGGACAAAGCTTTCAAGAGCTTTGGCCGCAAAATTTTTCAGTGCCGTCATTACCGGTTCTACAATCCTACCCACTTCTGCAATGGCACTATTCAATCTGTCCTGCGCCTTGTTCGCTGCAATAACTTCTTTGTTTGTAGTTTTATACGTCTTGGCCGCTTCATCATAAACATCATTCAGCGTGTTCATTATGAGTTTCTGGCGCTCCTGCTCATCTGTGCAGGCAGCCAGTTTTTCATTGAACTCATCTTCGCTTATGCCAGCCCAGTTAAGCGCATCAGCCAGCGGCCCCGTCACTTGTCCTACTTTGGCCGTTTCGTTCGCAGCCTCAGTGAGTCCTTCGATCGGGAGAGAATCACCGAAAGTCGCAAATACTCCAGTACATATGTTTGTCCAAGTTTGGAGCTCTTTTTCATTATTCGTCAGAATCGCCAGGTGATTGGCCGCTTCTACGGATTGATCGCTCTCTCCCAATACTCCCACAAGACTTCTGTATGTATTTTTCGCCGATTCCGCAGAATGACCCGATGTAGTGAATGCAGTATCAAGTTTGCCCATGTTCGTTCTGTATTCGCGAGATGATTCTGCCGCTCCGGCAAGTGCGACGCCTATGGCCGTGATCGCCGCAGTCCATGCCGTAGCTGCCGTAGTTACGGAACCTTTCAGGCTTTCTTTTATGTCATCAAGGCTCTCGGATGCATCATCCACTTTGCGAAGTCCGGTCTCCACATCTCTAAGTCCCTGTGACATTTCTTCGAGCGCCTTCTCATTTTCATTCAGCTCGTTTTCCAAATCATTGAGAGAAGTCTGGCTGCGGTTCAATACCTGCTGCCACTTCAGTGCCTGATCCGAATTTTCCCCATATTTATCTGAAGCTTTTTGCAAGACCTGTTCAACTTCTTCTATCTTTTTCTTTTGAGCATCTATGGATTTTTGAAGCACTCCATTCTTCGCGATCAGCGCCTGTTCACTATCCGCATTCTCCTGAAATTCGCTTGTAACTTTTTTCAGCTCAGTATCCAGTGTTTTCAGAGTAGCATTTATGTTATTCAGTTGTTTTCGAAATTGACTTTCTCCATCAATCCCTATTCGAGGGCCTATATCATATGCCATACCATCACCTCTATTTCAAACTCGGAATAAACATTTCACTCGTCTCTTCTTCCGCATTTCCCTCTATGATCTTGTACGCACTTATATAATCAAGGAATTCTCCTAGAGGAAGTATGCTGTACTCTCGCGCCTGCATCCCGAGGATCCTTCCCCAGACGTCTAGATACGTCAAGCTTCTTTTGCCGCCTGGGGACTTTCGTTTTTTGGAGCTTTGGTCTCTATCTCAGTTTTGGCAGTTCCTGTCGCACATTCATTTATTGCAGTTATGATTGCTGAGATATCTTCAAACCCCACCACCATTTCAAGCTCTTCTTTTTTCAGTGCCTTAAACCGGCCGTCTTCGCCTATTGCCGGATGTTCAACGTCTATAGGCATTCCTGCATCTATTTCGAACATATTCTTGTACGCGCATCCCTGGGCTATAAGCACCTGCAGAACCATCACTATCTTGTCGATAGTTTCCTCGCTCAATCCCCCGTCCGCAAGCCCCTCAAGCTTTTCTATACCGCCAAGCTCTTTTGCAATGACTTTGCACGCTCCAAGAGAAAAATTAAGCGGGTAATTTTTACCCGCCAAGTTAAGATATACTGTTTTCTTCATAGCTTCCTCCCAAAACTACGCTGCCGCTCCACCACATTTCCATACAAGCCACGTTATCGCATCAGCCTGTGAATCAAACCATGCATCTTCCATGACCGGGTGAGTCTTATTTTCATCTACCGCGTCAGATCTCTGGATCACCCCGGTGATCGTAGGATTCTTCCATTCAATACTCTCGCCTTTTGTCGTCGCGGCATTCTCCGGTATATTAAAATACACTTTATTAAAGAATACCGCTCTGTATTTATTCGCATCATTGATCTGATGCGTCTCTATGATCCCGACCCCAAGATATGGAGCTTTCGCATTGTCGTCATACACCTGAACGGTAGCTTTGACTCCGCTGCCGCTTCCCCCTGTAGTCGTTTCTTCATACGTTTTCGTTCCAAGCATCCTCACCGAAAGCTCCTGCGGAAGATCCGCTGTCGCCAGACTAAGTTCTCCCGATGTGAATGTACCTTTGTCATTCTCAGCTATCCCGTCATCCGCATAGAACGGATTATCATCCCCTGATTCAAACGTGGCCGAATATTCGACCGCTTTGTTTGCCACTATGGCATTGCTGTAAGTCACAGTATTTCCCGACGCTGAATAATCTCCTATAACCGGCGTCGTCAGTCCTTTGATTGCCATTTATATCTCCTTTCTCAACTCATCATCTATAGTGTCTGCCATGGCTTTCACAGCTGATGCCTTCGCCTGATTCACCGAACGACGCACCACGGCATTCTTTTTTCTAAAGCTCGTCCCTGATTCTATCGATCGCATCAGCAAGGTGTTCGGTATTCCGTTCGGATGCGATTTTGTAGGCACACTGCCATAACCATCAAAGCCAAGCTTTGTGTTTATGTATCCCAGTTCTTTTTCCTGTATATGAGCTAATCCCATGGATTTTATCAGGTCTTTTTTCTGTCTCGAAGAAACGCCCATGAGCTTTTCTCCTCTTCTGGCATACGGCGGAAGCCCATTCGGTCCTTCCTGGATCGGTATATCACCCAAACCTTTCTTTACCGCATCCGCTACGACTCCTCCACCTTTATAGACCGCCCGTCGCATGATCTTGTCTGCATTTCTGCTTAGGCGCTGAACTTTCTCCGCATATTCATCAAGACCTTTTACTTTCATGTACGCCATCAGCTCACCTCAAAAATCCATTCGTAATGAATGAAGTCATTCAGTTCCAGATCTTCATACTGAGATGACGAAAAACGAAAAGAGACCCCCGCTTCATCGAGAGCCTCCTGTATTTTATCAAACATCTTCATATCTCCTGGTAAAGCGTAAAGGTCTATACTTCCCTGTACCACCTGCTGGTCTTTCCGGTCATCGGCATGAATGGAATCAGCTTCCGAATCCGGCATATATACTATATGACTCCTGGTCGCGTCGTTCGCCTCCATGAGTCCTACATTGTCAGTAACGGACAGAAGCGCTTTTTTTACAGGCTCAAGCTGCTCAGTTACCGATTTCATATTCTTCACCATTCCTTTCCAGTGAAAGCCGCAGTATTCTCAGGGAGTTTTCATCAGTTCCGGTCTGAACCATCCTGATCTGATACTGGGATCCATCTTCTAACACAGCCATCTGATTCACGGATGCATCAAATTCATGCGGAACCGCTATCAACTTTTCGATGAGCTGATTTGCCCTGATCGCTTCATAGTATCTGGTTATCCCCACAGACTCCTCATGAAACGACAGTTCCTGCAGTCTCTTCAGTCGCTTGACCGGAATTTCTCCAGGTTCAGCATCATTGACCACTTCACATATCGTTACCACTCCATCATCAAATGTCATTTGCAGCTCCTTTCTGCGAAAACAGAAGATTGTTAAGCTCATACCTCAGAAACCGCGGCATGGAGGTTTCCGTTCCTCCACGCCGCCTGAACAGATATGCAGCATAATGGATCTGCACCATATCACAGTTCGTATCATTCTCCACGAGAATTATCCCTTCTTGCTCTATAAGCGTTTTTGCGCCTTTCAGCAAAAATTCCAGAAACGTATCGTTCCCGTCAGTTCTGAGCTGTAAGTCGTTTTTTAGAATCGTCAGTTTCTCAGCTTCAGTCATGTTCCCTTACTCCTTAGCTGCCAGCTTTGTTGACGTTTATCGTATAAACATTTACCGCATTTCCATTCGTGACAGTCACTGCCAGCGGCTTGTTGCCTGTAGCAAATGTTACCATCCCTCCGTTGTTCACATTTTTACCGTTATAAGTTATTTCAACCTCCGCTTCACCTCTGGCAGGTGTTGCCTCGATTTTTCCACTCGTTCCGCTTGCAGTCACGTTATACGTGAATTTATTTGCTGCAAACGCAGGAGAAAGCGTTTCTGTTCCGAGAGTAAGTGCATCCATCAGAGCATCATTCGCTTCATCAGCTGCGAACGGCATCGTCGTAGTTACCTCATTTCCGCTTATGTTCACGGCCACGAAAGCGCCCGGCACCACCGGTGTACCGTCTGCCCTTTCCTTGCCTTTGAATACGGTATTGTCCTGTATGAACTGGCATTCTCTCGACTCCTCGATACTCATTCCTTTTCTCTGTGCCCACAGGTATAAATCTCCGTAGCCGCCAACGATGTCACCATCAGGCATGAACTCGAGAATATCTATATTTCCCGTTACGATCGGCAGAGTCGCATATATATTTGCCGCGATATCTCCCGTAGCAGTGAATGTTATCATTTTCGATCTAAGCAGAGCGTGTGTCTTTGAGTTCATCGCCCAGAACTGTTCGCCCCTGCTGTATGTGGTGAATGTATTTCCAAGCGCTACGACAAGCGCTGCCCAGAAATCCGCACCTTTGAGATCCGCACTGATCTTCTTGATGTTAGTAGTATGCAGATCTACCCATTCAGGAGCATTTGCCGGATAGTCAGACGGTTTTGCAGTCTGCGCAAGCCTCGTCACTATACCAAGCGGCATCTTTCCTGCCGCTCCCTTTCCGTAAAGGATAGCCTTGTCCTTTGCAAGGCCTATAGCTTCTGAAATCATCTCTACTATCGTTGCGGCAAGATCGATATCAGAATCCTCCAGTGTCGAGTTACATATGGATATGTACCCCGCAACCTTATATCCATCAACAGTTACTTGGTTGAACTGGAACGTCAGCTCATTGATCGCGCCGCACATTTCAGTCCACACAGCTTCCGGCACAGTGCCAGCTATCGTCTGTCTCGCTTCCCCTGATACATTTCTCACCCTTACTCTGTTTATCAGCTTCGAATACCTGAACATATTTTCAGATATAAGATCCAGGAACACCACCGGTATCGTAAGATCTGCTCCACTGATAGCTCTCTTGTTTTTTCCCACTGACCTTACTTCCGCAAGGAACTGCTGCACCTCATCGCTTGCAACGATAGAAGCGCGTTCTTCTCTTGTGAGCGCATCGAACGCTCTCACATTCATAGGCAGTTCTCTGATATTTGCTCTTATTTGCATGTTTCTCATTCCTCCTCTTTCGGTTTCTTTGGTTTCTGGAGCCGGCAGTTCTTTCTCAGTCTCTTCAAGCTCTCTTTCCAATTCTCTTATTTCATCTTCCAGAGTCTTTTCAGCCCCTTCATGTTCTTCTTTTTCCTGAGTGAACTTATCTATCTCATCATCGACAAGTGCCTGGTCCTCCTCAGTCTCAGCTTCTTCGATCGACCTTGTCAGCTCAGCTTCACGAGTTTCGAACTCCTTGTCCTTTTCTCTAAGAGTATTCAGCTCTGCAGTTTTAAGCTCGATCTTCTTTCTTAATCTAAGCGCTTTGAGTGCCATTCTTTTCTCCTTTCAGTTTCTTTCTCAGTTCTGCTTTGCCACACTCTATGCGGCGTTTCTTTATCTCTTCCTGTTCGCATTTCCTTGCAACCACTCCGGTATCTTCATAAGCCGGAAATGTCACCACCGATACTTCGTAAAGCTTCACAGCCTTTACATACCAGTGCACTTCTCCGGTCTCATCGTTTATCGTCCGTTCCTCGTCCAGAATGTCGAAGCCGAAGCTGCACTGATCTACATCACCCCGCTTCACTCGCTCGTACAGGTTCATCGCATCCTGGTCTTTCTCATTTATCATTACTTCACCCCAGAGTCCGTGATTGTCCTTTCTGAGCTCCAGAGTCTTCGCTTTGGTCCTGCCAAGCACATAACGACTCTTGTGATCGATCAGACACCGTATATCATCGTCCAGAGCATTATCAAATGCCGTAGGCGCGATACTTTCCGTAGCGCCCGGCCACATTTCATAATTCGAATCAAATACAGAAAAATAACCGGAGATATATTTTTCACCGGTTTCTTCTTCTCTTGTCTGGAATCTTTCAGAATGCGCCCGCACCTGCATTTTGTCTCTATTCACTGCCACCACCTCCTTGCAGTTTATTTTGTTGTCCTATCATTCCTCTTGGGATATAATTTTCCAGTATGATCAAGTCATCCAGTCCTTCCCTTGGCGAAAGACCTATCCAGTCTCGTACCTCATTGCCCGTCATGATACCTCTCACATACTGATCGTCTGCTATGGCAGCCATATCTTTCAGGTCGTAGTTATAAAGACTTCTGGAATTGAACCTGAAATACCATTTCGGATTTATCAGCAGTTTTTTGGTGAGTTCCTGTTCCAGGCTCTGCGCAAGCGGCATTATCTTCGTCGAGATGAAGTTGTTCCAGGCATCAGCTTTAAATTCGCCCACGCCAAGCACGAACGGCGGCACTCCGAGTATCGACGCCACCGCCCTCTTGTCCAGCTCTACGAATTCCGCAAGTGCAAGATCAGAAAGAGTCAGAGGCTTCACCTGTTCCACTTCGAACTGACCCGCCGGTATGAGCCACGGCTCTCCATTCTCTGAAGCCACATAATCTTCAAGTAGCTTCTTTCTGCCGGCACGATCTGCAAACTCGTCGGTAAGGCCGTCGACCTTTACGATCAACGATGGCTTCCACTTGCTTTCCATGAATCCTTTTTCCGTTGCTGCCGCCTGTTTCAAATTATTGGCAACAGTCGACAAGGTCATTTTATACCCCTGGCCCTTCCATGGAAACGTAGCATCTGGATTCAGCACGAAATGAAGCAGGTCCTGAGGGTCGTATTCGGCTCCGTTCACGTTCACCCTGTAATCCCAGAAGCTTTCCTGTACAAATGATGTCACAGATGAAGGCGACGGTATCAGATCTTCAAGATATCCATCTCTTGTTACCGGGATCACAACAGCATTGCCATTGCCGTCAAGATACAACGTTCTGACAATCCATTTCATGAACTGAGATCTTGTGCCGTGCGAGTATGGTTCTATATCCATTTTCCGCGATAATTCATTCCTGATCCTGACATCACCATTTACACCATTCTCCATGAGATGTATCGTCATCGCGCCGATCAGTTCAGCTATGCGATCCACCCCAGCTGAAACCTCAGGAGATTTTGCCAGGGATGTATATCCGCTGCACACCAGACTTTCAAAGTTCTTCTCCGTACAGAAAGCCACGCTTCTCTTTTCAGGTTCCGCCCTTGCTTTTTTCTTTTTCTTCGCCATTAGCTCCACCACTTTCTTGCCTTTTCGGCATTTTCCATATTCTCCAGATATCTGACTGTCGCAAACACAGCTGCGTCGAATATATCGATCCTGCTTTCCGGCTGGATCTTCTCGTACTGGATCATATCGTCCGTCTTTTCAACTGCCGCAACATTTTCCACACAGTATTCGAACGCTTCAGAGTGCAAATAATAAAGAGTGCCGTTCTTTGCACTCTTTTCAAGATATCTGAATCCTTCGGATTTTTTATAATAATACTGCGGCTGATCTATTATCCTGAAGCCTGCGTTTTTCATGCCCAGAAAGTATTCTCTGCAAAACTTTCTGTCGTGTCCGACCTGGCTTATGCTGAACCCCTGCTTCCGCCTTTCTTCAAACCACTTTACCACCTCGGCATGATTTACTGTAGGCGAGTTGGTCATAGTCAGCCATCCATCATCTTTCCAGCCGAACAGCGGAATATTATCCTCGTCAGCCTTAAGGTGCGCCCTGACCACCGGAAAGAACGCATGGCTGACTATAATGTCCACGCCTTTGTAGTTTCCAAACAGCGCCGTAGCTGTGAGGTCATGCAATTTAGACAAATCTGCCCCTCCGTACCATTTAACCGGAAGCCGCGCAAGCTCTTCCATCGTCCAGTCATATTTCCTGTCAGATGTTTTGAACTCCTCTATATCGAAGTATGCTTTCAGCGCATTAGTGTATACGTTGAGACTCTTAGCAAAGAAATCCTTTCTCTGCTGCGGATCATTTGCCGCCTGTATGGCATCGTTCATTATCTCTTCCGGTCTGATCGTCACGCCATAAGACGGGTTCGCCATCTCATGGACTTTCGGATTCAGGAAATCGATCTCACCATTCTCATCAGGATTCGCACAGCACATGAATATAAAGTACTGCTCGTCCTCTACAGTTCCTTCAAGAACTTTCCTGCAATACTTCAAGCGCTGTCCGAGAAACAGCTGTTCATTGTCACCCGCAGTAGAAATTCCTATTATCAGCTTATTGCTGTAAGCTTTCATCGCTTCTTTGAACAAATTATACTGTTTGGGCTTCTTGAACGCATGTACCTCGTCAGCTATCGCCACATTGCAGTTCAGTGAGTCCTGCACGTCAGGGTTCGCTGCAAGTGCCCGTATGTAAAAAGTCCCGTCAGGCAACTGGCATCGCATAGAGTGTTCGTTATTGTTGTCTATCACTTTTATGAATCCACCACTCTTTTTATCCAGCTTCATGCGCTCTATGTTGTATTTCAGAAAATCAAAGCTTTCAAGCGACTGCTGCAGCGCTGCTGATGTGATATACACTTTTGATCCGCTCTTTCTGTAGTATAACGAGAGCGCCCAGGCAAGCGCCGCCACGAATGTTGTCTTGACGTTCTTTCTAGGGATAAAGATCAGCGCCTCATGAAATTTAGCTATCCCGGTTTCCTTGTTTCTGATCCCGACCAGATTGTAAATTATGAAATCATGAAACGGCTGCAGATGAAACGGTTTTCCGTATAAGGGCGCCCCATCCAGCGTTTCGCCTTGCTGATGGCACAACAGTCGCTCTATAATGCCTATACAAAACTCAGGTCCTTTCGTATCGAGTTCATATTTCGGATTCTCAATATCTCTGAAAAACCTTTCTACGCACTGCTTTGTTTCGATGCAAGCCACCTTTGTACCGTCCCGTATGCTCTCTGCATACTCCATGACTGTTTTCAGATGTTTAGCCTCCAAGGTCTTTCAGCGCCTCCAGCAACTCAGCCTGCCCGGCACCACCCGCTTCATCGCCTTTTATCTTTTTGAGTCCCATCGGGGTAAGGCCAAGTTCTTTATAATATGCCAGTATCCTCGTCTGCATCCCCTCGATCGCCAAGTACAACGGATTCTTTACCATGTTTGTACTTCCGTTCTTGTTGGTATGCTTCACCACCACCTGGCCGCCTGCGTCGTTGAATTTTTGACGAGCCCCGTCCAGATCTTCGAGCATCTGCGCCAGTTCTTCAATGCTTCCGGAAAACTCAGGTCTGTATGTGCCAACCGCACTCATACTTGTTATTATTCTTTTTTTATATGTTTTGGCCAGCATATTCTCACCTCGCTTTCAGATCAAAAAACGCTTCAATGCGCCGCCTTTTCGCTGCCGTCTATTATTTTGTATATTTATGCGCCGGGTTTCCCCTCTTTTCAAAACTCGCCAGAGTTGGACATTGC